GAACAAGAAGCACGCTTCACACGGCAATTTTCATCACGGCTTTTGGCGGGTGGAACGCTTTGGGAAATTACATCAGAGCTGGAAATCCGCGAACGCCCTGTCTTGGATGAAGGCGCTTTGAACCTTGTGCTTACAGAAGATATCAATGGCTTGCTGTTGGCAAGTAATCAGTTTCATATTCTGGTGCATCAAACACTTCCCCATTTACTGAACTAAACCTTTTTAAGGATAAACCTTATGACCCTACAAACTGATTTGCAGGATGCGATTGCACGCATCCAAACGGATAGCAATGTCTTGCACGATATTATCCATGGTGATGATGCGGCCACGATCACAACCGAAAATGGCTCCGTTAAATCCGTGGCAAAATCCGTCAAAGATATTACGGATCAAATTGCTCAGGCCGGTATTGATTTGATCGATGCCGTTGATCAGGCGGAGGCAGCCCAAAGCGGTGCAGAGCTGGCACGAGACGAAGCGGTTGCTATTTCCGGGCAGGTTAAAATATCGGCTGATGACACAACAACAGGAACGCTTGATAGCAAAATTATTGCAGGCAACAATATCGTTCTTTCCGTTCAAAATGATGGTGGTGATGAAGCGCTGGTCATTACCGCAACCGTCCCAACCATTCCCGATGCAACTACTGAAGCCAAAGGGATCGTCGAAAAAGCAACTCAGGCAGAAATGACGGCTGGTACGCCTGATAAATTTCCCGATGCGGAAGTTATCAAAAACCATCTGGATAGTTTGGGTTCAGGCTTTATCGGAACAGAAGTTTTTACATCATCAGGCNCCTGGACANAGCCTGCCGNATGNAANTTTGTGCGTGTTNNTCTNGTNGGNGGNGGNGGTGGAGGNAACCAAGGNAGTATNGCCGGTGGNNCNGGAGGAACATCTTCNTTNGGATCNTATNTNAGTGCAACAGGNGGNNCNNGNGCTNNNAATGGNNCNNCNGGNTCNNNNGGTCAAGGNGTTGGCGGAACATTAAAACTCATTGGAAGACTTAACTTAGTTGGCAATTACGGACAGGGCAAAGGTGAAGCCGCTTACTATATAGGTGGTGATGGTGGATTATGTATTGGGGTCGTAGCCAATCCAGATCCATCAGTCACGGTTACAGTCGGCGCAGGTGGTTATGGTTACTATGCTCAGCAACGGGGTATAGCAGGAATAGTGATAGTGGAGATGTACGGTTAACATGAAGAAAGCTCTTATAAATAATGAAATTGTAATTCAGGTTGAGGCCAAAGCGTTTCCGGTTGCTCCGCCGTTAACATGGATGGATTGTCCAGATGACTGCAAACCGGATTGGAAAATCCATGAAGGCGATCTTGTTGAATACACGCCGGATGAACTGGTCGCTTTGGAAGCAGAAAAAGCTGAGTTGGTGACTCGATCCATTACGCTATGCCGTGATGAAAAACTCTTCGGAGGAATATCGGTCAACGGCATTGATATTCAAACGGATGATTTGTCACAGCAACGGTTAATGGCGGCACGGATTATTGCCAAGGAAGATCCTGACTATATCGTCAACTGGAAATCAGAAAACGGATTTGTGACGCTTACATCAACCATGATTGTCTTTCTGGCTGATGCCGTGCGGGCGCATGTTCAACGGTGCTTTGATGTTGAGAAAATCATTACTGAGCGTCATGCAACAACACCGTATTTGACGGTGCACGGTATGAAACATGCCTTCGAAACCTATTTTCAAAATCTATCCGAGTAATAACCAAGATGCCAAATGATACTCTTTCCCTTGCCTTGCGCGAGGCTTATGCTTCCGCGCCCAGTGACGTTGTGATCCTGCATACGCTGGAATTGCGCCATCCGTCTTTTGTGGATGATGATTCCCAACCCATCGCCATTCGGGTCGTGCGTGATAATCAAAACCTCACCGCCCGCATGGAGGCGACAGCGCCATTAAACGCTTTTGAAATGGTTGAGTTTATCGCCATGGGGTTTGATCTGGAATTACCGCCTGTTGATACTGCGCCTGTGCCTGAAATATCCATCACGCTGGATAATGTCAGCCGTGAGATTGTGACTCATTTGGATCGGGCAGCAGAAAGCCAAGATAAGATCGAAATCACCTATCGCCCGTATTTGTCAGACGATTTGGAAGGGCCGCAAATGGACCCTCCATTTACACTGGTGTTAACGGAAGTCAGCGCCGATGCTTCTCGTGTGACTGGCAAAGCCCGCATGCTTGATGTCGGGAATAAAGCCTTCCCATCAGAAACATATAACGCTTTACGTTTTGCGGGGCTGACACGATGACACATTGGGCAACAGACTATATCGGCAAGCCATGGGTTGTCGCATCAGACGGCCCTGAGGCTTATGATTGCTGGGGCTTAGTCGTGGCGATCCATAAACGGCTATATGGGCGGGATTTAACCATTATTCCCGTGCAGGAAAACAATCTGCGTCAGCTGATTAAAACCATTGATGCACACCCTGAGAGGGCAAATTGGGATGTGGTGCATAAACCGATGGAAGGTGACATTGCCCTGATGCGTCAATCTCGCCATCCGATCCATGTCGGGATCTGGCTCGATATTGACGGTGGCGGCATGCTCCACTGTATGCAAGGCGCTGGGGTGGTTTTTCAAAACCTGCATAGCTTGGCTCTCACGGGCTGGAAAGTTGAAAATTATTATCGCTACATTGGGGAATAACCATGGCGCAAATTGCCATTCATCATAATCCGTTTCATCTGCATCAAAATGTTGATCTGTTTGAACCCCGTATCGGTCAGACCGTGCGTGGTTGGCTGGATGAGCGAGGCATTGTTGAATTCTCAAAGCCAACTTTATGCCTTGTGGATGGTGAGCCTGTTTTGCGGAAAGACTGGGCGCTGGCGGTGATTACAAAAGATACGGTGGTGAGCTTTATCGCTTTGCCCCAAGGCGGTGGTGGTGGCGGTAAAATTCTACGTACCGTTTTAACCATTGCTGTGATGGTGGCCGCGCCTTATGCAGGAGCAGCGTTGGCAGGAACGCTGGGTGTCACCAGTGCGATTGGGACATCACTATTAACGGCTGGGATTGCTTTGGCAGGATCGGCGCTGGTCAATGCACTTATTCCGCCGCCTATGCCAAGCTCGGCAATCAGTAATTACAATGCGACCAGTCCCAGCCCGACATATTCCCTGCAGGCACAGGGCAATCAAGCCCGCCTTGGTGAGCCGATCCCTGTGGTCTACGGTCGCCATGTTGTCTATCCCGATTTCGGGGCAACGCCTTATGCGGAGTTTGTGAATAACGACCAATTTTTATTCCAGCTCCATGTCATCGGTCAGGGTGAATACGATTTAGAGGCCATCCGTATTGAAGATACGCCGATCAGTTCGTTTGCAGAGATTGAGTATGAAATCATCAGCCCGGGTGGGAATGTAACACTCTTTGATACGGATGTCGTGACTGCGCCCGAAATCGCAGGGCAGGAATTATTAAGCACGGGTGACGGCGGGGATTGGATCGGGCCGTTTGTTGCCAATCCATCTGAAACCCAAACGACTTTATTGGCGCTGGATATGATCCTGCCAAAAGGTCTTTATTACGCCAATGACAGTGGCGGTTTGAACAGTCGCACCGCCTCATGGGATGTGGAAGCCCGTTTGATAGATGATGACGGCGTGGCGCTGGGGAGTTGGTTTAATCTGGGATCAGAGAGCATTACAGATAATACCAACACCGCTATTCGAAAGACTTACAAATACACCGTGCCTGCCGGACGTTATGAAGTGCGGGCCATCCGCACCAATGCCAAGGATATGTCCGCCCGTGCAGGCAGTGATCTCAACTGGAATGCACTTAAAGCCCATCTGGCCCACGATGATGATTTTGGCAATGTCACGCTTCTGGCCATGAAAATGCGGGCAACGGATAATTTGTCGCAACGCTCATCCCGTATGGTCAATTGCATCGTCACCCGTAAATTGCCGATCTGGGATAGTGTGACTGGCTGGTCTGAACCGCAAGCTACACGCTCGATTGCATGGGCATGCGCTGATATTCTCAAAAGCAACTATGGGGCAAAGCTGGAGGATAGCCGTATTGATCTGCAGGCGCTGGTCGCCTTGGATGCAATTTGGACGGCTCGCGGTGATACATTTAACGGCGTGTTCGACCGTAAACTCACCGTGTGGGATGCGTTATCCCAAGTGGCACGCTGTGGCCGTGCTGTTGCCTTTCTCCAAGGCGGACTGGTGCGGTTTGTGCGGGATGAACCGAAAACTCTTCCTGTGGCATTGTTCTCGCCTCGTAATATCGTTAAGGGCAGTTTCAAAATCGACTATGTAATGCCGGGGGAAGATACGGCGGATAGTGTCACGGTTGAATTCTTCAACGAAAAAACATGGAAGCCCGATGAGGTAACAGTCAGCCTACCCGACAGCAGTGTCGAGCAACCTGCAACCGTATCGCTCTTTGGCAGTACAGACAAAACCCATGCCATTCGTGAAGGTCTCTATATGGCTGCCGCCAATCGCTATCGCAGGCGGATGGTGAGTTTCAAAACGGAGCTGGAGGGATTAATCCCGACCTATGGTGATTTGATTGCCATCTCTCATGATATGCCACGCTGGGGCGAAGCGGGAGATATGGTCGCTTATGATTATCCGTATTTGGATTTATCGGAAAGCGTGAGTTTTAGCGAAGGTAATAGTCATTACATTGTGCTGCGTAAGAAAGACGGATCAGTCAGCGGGCCGTGGTTGGTCACAGCAGGTACAAATCAACGGCAAGTCATGCTGGGGGAAGAATTAGACTTCACGCCCTACACAGGGAGTAAACAAGAGCGCACGCACTTTTCCTTTGGCATAGGAGAGGATTGGGCTGTGCTGGCGCGTGTCACAGCCATCAAGCCACGTGGCGATCTTATTGAGATTGCCTCTGTCGTTGAAAATCCGCTGGTGCATACCGCCGATATCTAAAAAACAAAACTAACTAAGGAGAAAAAGCATGACCCCTGCAGAATGGGGCTTGGCTGTGGGCATTATCGCTCACAGTTTGGCCATACTTGTTGCGCTCGTAAAGCTGACATCATGGATCAGCACACGTATCGCTGTTTTAAACGCCCGACTGAGTAACGTTGAAAACCAAGTCAATAATGACATCACCGGACGCAAAGTCGTTGGCGAAATGCGCGAAGATCTCGCCGCTATAAAGGTGCAGATCATTGATATTCGCGACGACCTCAAATTTTTACGTACCCCTAAATAACCAATTTCAACAACTCAAAAAGGAGAAAATACTATGCTTACATTACTTGGAAGCCTTATCGGCTTTATTTCATCTGCGTTCCCAGACTTTCTGAATATCTGGCAGGATCGTAGTGACAAAAAACATGAGCTTGCCATTCTTGATCGGCAGATGGAGGCACAAAAACAAGGGCATAATCAGCGCTTGGAAGAAATCCATGTGCAGGCTGATATTTCAGAAAGCCAAGCTCTTTATAAACACGCAAGCCAGCCTAGTGGTGTGCGCTGGGTTGAAGCCTTAAGAGCATCTGTCCGCCCGATTTTGACATACGCATTCTTCGCTTTATTTGCGACCGTCAAAATATCAGCATTGCTCAATCTACTCGATAGTGGCGCACCCATCACGGACAGTTTGATCGCCATTTGGGATATTGAAACTCAGGCTCTTTTTGCTGCAGTTATGTCGTTTTGGTTTGGTCAGAGAGCGCTTTCAAAATTCCGTTCAAATAGCTGAATAATAACATCTTATTCAGTTGATTAAGTTCCGAAACGAAGCGTTACTGATGACACAAAAGAAAGGATGAACAATGTCAAAAATTTATTACAAAGCCATGATTGAGGATATGACGAGCGATCAATGTTCAGATCGTGAAATTGAATGCTTGCTGGATCATTATCAAGCAGTCGTAAAGCAAGTCGGATTGGCCAGAACAGCATTTTATGATCTGGCCGACTTCCCCTTAGCACTAAAATATAAGGTCGATAAATTTAAACTGAAAATTGATCGCAAAATGGTTTTAGACCAAGAGCAGTTTTGGGGCGTATTTACGAGCGGCGATAAAAAACTAACGGTCATTGCAACGCTGGAGAAACATTAACATTTAACGGAGGTTAATATGCGTCATATTACACAAGAAGGTATAGACTTAATCAAACGGTTCGAGGGCTTCTCTCCAACCGTTTATTTTTGCCCTGCAGGATACCCCACAATCGGCTACGGCCACGTTGTCAAAAAGGGCGAGGATTTCTCTGGCGGGATCACTCAAGGCGAGGCTGAGGAATTACTGCGTCTAGATGCTCAAATTGCAGAACGTGCCGTCCTGCGTTTGATTACAGTGCCATTAACGGATGGGCAGTTTGATGCGCTTGTATCATTCACCTACAATTTAGGGTCAGGCGCGTTACAGCGCTCAACTCTGCGCCGCGTTATTAACCGTCAGAACCACCATAATGTTCCAGCTCAGCTTATGCGCTGGGTCTGGGCTGGTGGCCGTAAGTTGAGAGGGTTGGTAAGACGTAGAGAAGCTGAATCTGGTTTGTATGTTTAG